ATTTATCTATTATTCGGATTTTATCCACTCGATTGGAGGCGTGATTTTGTCGCCTTTGGTTGTATGGTCGTGGTCAAACTTATCTCTCTGCCCTAGTCTTTGTTTGCCTAGCCAAATAAGCATTCCACGGTCTTTATCCTTTAAAGCTGCTTCGTATTGCTTGGCAAGTAACAACGCATCTCCCTTGCTCCTATTTTGCCGTAAAAACTCGGTAAAACCCATTGCGAGGTCATCCTTGCATCGGTTGTAAAATGTCTCCTCGTCTATGCCTAAATAAGCAGCACATTGGACTCCTGTACATCCAGCCTGAACGAGTCGCCCCATTTCTATCCAGTCGATTGGTGATTTTGGTCGTGCCATATTACAAAGTTACTCCGTTTTTTTTGATGACTAAAGCTGGGTCTAATTTACGCATCCTATCGACAATGACTTGGCAATACTTTGGGTCTAGTTCCATGCCATAGCACTTGCGCTTTAGTTGATGACTTGCCACCATTGTAGAACCTGAGCCAAGGAATAAATCAAGTATTAAATTATTTATATTACTTGAATTATTTAAAGCAAAAGAAATCAACTCAATTGGTTTCATTGTAGGGTGCAGACCTTGACCGTCTCTTCCAAAATCCCAAACATCGCTTAAAGATTTGTTTTTTATTTCGCCTTTGAAAATGCAAAGTTCGTGTTTGTATCTGTATCCAGTTTTCCCCAAACCAATACTTGGCTTATTCCAAACTATGCAATTATCGATTTTGACATCATTTTCAATAAAGCATTTCTCCATTATTGAATATCCTTTAAATCCAATCCACCAATAAAAATGACAATCTTTTGAAAATATCAAACTATTTACAAATGCAGAGTTGATTAAATTAAATAAATTATCAGAGTTTAAATTATCGTTTAAAATTTTTCCACTCCTGTTCATATTTACACCATAAGGAGGGTCAGTAAATACCATATCAGCCTTTTCACCATTCATCAACTTTGCAACTGTATCAGAGCAGGTACTATCCCCACAAAGCAATCGATGCTCACCAATCTCAAATAAATCGCCAACTACAATATCTGTCTGAACTTCGTCAGGCATTTCGTAATCATCCTCCTCTGCACTTAACTCTTCTTTAACTTCAAAGTCAGGAATATCCAATCCCCAGTCTTGCAAATTATCAGCATCCCATTCGTTAGCCAATTGCTCCCAATCCCATTCACCAAATCCAACGTTGTCTTTAATTATAAATTGTCTCTGCTCGTCTTCTGTTAAGTCGTCTGCAAAAATGATTGAAACCTCCTTTAATCCAGCTTCTTTGCAAGCTTTTAGCCTCATATTACCCCCAAGCACAATCATATCTGAGTTAACTACAATTGGCCTAATTTCGAGCATCTTTGGAAACTCCTTAATTGATTTAACAAGCTTGTTAAATTTGTCATCCTTAATCAACCTTGGGTTATTAGGATTGCTTTTTAACTCTGAGATTTTTACTTTTTGTATATTCATATTGCTTTAATTTAATTTTAAAAAAAAGCTTGAGCAAAACCCAAGCCTTTTTCGATTAACAAAAACCCAAAATAACTACATTAATATTATTGTCTGACCAGTCGGCTCGCCTGTAAAATTGCAAAGCTTTCCGTTCCATTCAAATCTAACTTCTTTCTCTCTTCCTTGGTAAGATGCTGCTAGCGTTCTAATCTGTCTTTGTACTATATCCATACTTTCAAACTTTCCTTTTCCTTTGTTTGACCAAGGGGACCATTGTCCGTCTCTTAATCTGTAACGAATTTCCAGCGAATAGTCAGGCTTTGAAATCGGGTAACCTTTAGCCATCTTTCCGCTTTATTACTACCTCCAAACCAATTTCTTCACAAATCTTGCGCAAGTTTAAAAGGCTTATCGACTCCAAGCCATTTTCAACGTGGTTAATTGGCGCGTGACTCAATCCAATTTTCTTGCACAAATCCAGCTGGTTATAGCCAGCTTGCTTTCTTGCTTTCTTAATTAGTAACCCTTCGTAAATGCTCATTTGCTTAATCTTTACGCAAATATAAGATTGCGATTTGATTCCAAGTTAAAACCAAGATTTTTGTTTAAAAAGGTAATAGCTGATAAATGCCCATTTGTATAAATTCTTCTCCTTTTTTTACCAAGCACTTGCGCACGTTTAACTCAAAAACATTTTTGTCGTCAAAGCCGTACTTTTTCTGTGCAATGTCCATCAACAACTTGACTGGGTTGTCTAGGTCACTTGCTGAGTTGCTAAAGCCAAAAAAAAACTCAACCCTTAACATTTGGCTTGTGTCCACTTTTGACGCTGGCATACGCAAAAGCATTGCTTTCTCGTAATCTTTGTAGGCTGGTGTTTTGAAACGCTTGCCTTGCCAAGCTAAATTAACGCTTAAAGGCTTTTCGTTTATTTTAAACTGAATCATTTGCAGCGTTCGTAAATCCAAGACCAAGCCAAGGTCCACAAAGCCAGCAGCACAATAAAAAGCAGTAGGCTAGAAATCTTTAGCAAAGCCAGTAGGGTAATGCCTACCAGCGCTGCAAAGATTGCGTACAAATCGTTTTTTTTCATTTAAAAAGGTAAGTTATCGTTTTCGATAATGCGCTTCTCTGTCGGCTTGTTTGCTACTTGTACAGGCTTCCAGTCGTCTACTTCCAAGTAATGCGTTGCTTTGCCTTCCACTTTTTCTTGCTTCTCCTTCATTACTAGGTTTACCCACTCGGTATCGTTGGCGTTTAGGTATGCCAACAACTTTTCTAGGTCAGTTCTGCTTTGGCTAATCTTTGTCATTGTGCCAAATTTTGTTTGGATAATTTTTGCGTTTCCGCCGTAAATTTTGCTCATAATGTTAATTGTTTGTTTAATTGATTGTATTGCTCGATTGCTTTAAATATTTGATAAACTACTTGAGGAACTACTGCATTTCCGAAAGCTTTTATTGATTCTTTTCTCCACTTTGAAAAGGTAATTCTGTCCAATTTTTTGGAAATCCCATTAATTCCTGAACAAACGATGTTTTCAGCTTGTAAGTAGCTTGACCATTTTTGGTAAAATCCGCTGCCATTTGCCTCAAAGTCATTTGTAAATTTACTTTTTTTAACAAATGTCTTTGTTTCCTTTTCTTGTATGTTATTGGTTTTACTCCTGTATTCCAATCCATTGCGTTTGGAGTAGGCAATAAACCAAATCCTATCTCTTTTGTGAAATGCTCCGACACTTGCAGCTGAAAGTAAAAACGGTGTGATTTCGTAGCCTTCAGCTTCCAAATCAGCTTGCACCTCGTCGAATACCATCCCTCCATTCCAATTAGTAAGGCCACGAACGTTTTCGCCCACGACCCAACTCGGCTGAATCTCTCGAATTGCTCTAAGCATCTCAGGCCAGAGGTGTCTCTCATCCTCCTTGCCAAGGCGCTTTCCTGCTGATGAATATGGTTGACAGGGGAATCCACCTGTAATGATGTCAATTCTTCCTCTGTGAATAGTGAAATCTGTCTTTGTGATGTCATGATAAGTGATTGCATTAGGCCAATAATAATTTAAAACTTTTTGTCCGAAGGGATTCCATTCGCAATGAAAAACATTTTCCCAACCCATCCATTCTGAGGCTAAATCAAAGCCTCCTATTCCGCTGAATAAAGAGCCGTGTCTCATATTAGCTTATCTAAATCCTTGTTTTCTCTTATTGCTTGTAAAATAAACAATTTCCAAATTTTGTTTTTAGTCTTGGCACCAACGCTAGTCTCGTCTACATATCTAACCGTCAAGCGTAACTCTTTTCTCACGTCGTTCTCCATCTCTTCGACGTTAAACTCCCAAGGCTTTAAAATTCCTTTTTCTTGAAATTTGTTAAACCAGTTCATTCCCCATTCAGCAATGTCTCGGCAAAATCCTGTCTCCTTAGCATACTGGTAATTATCTCGAAATATCTGCTTACCAACCTCAATCCAGTAAGCAATCTCTTCGTTGCTTGGCTCTTTCTCTTTGTTGTTTAAAGCTTGTACTTCTTGCACAATTTGGCTTTGGTGATGGGCGTAATATTGGTTTATCCAAACGCTAACTGTCTTCTCGTTTACGTGGTAAAAATCTCCGTATTGTC